TATGGCCATGCTAAGAGCATCAAGGCGGTCATCATGAATGATTGAACCTCTATCCCTAGTAAGCCTAGTCATCTGGTAGAACAAGCTGTAAGCAGGCTCTGGAGCACTGTCATAGTCCTCCTTAATGAGCTTCTCATCGACTATCAAGCGGTGCTGCATCATGACAGGCTCTAAGGTATCAATCATACGCAACTCTTTCTGAGTGGAATGACGGACTTCCTCTATAGCCACCTGATGAATCCTATTGAGAATTGGAGTGAGTAGCTTCACATACATGCCATCACCGAAGTTACTCTCCACAATCACCATACTCACGGACTCTTGCTTCGCTACGGTTGATAACTGAGTGAGCGTCCTGTCTGAATAGCCTCCCTTGAAGCCACCACATCGTGTGACATAGAGATAACCGTTCAACATCTTAACGACTGCATAGGCTGTTTCATCCTTACCACGACCAGAGGGGTCAATAGCAAGCACCGAGCCTTGAAAGTCCAACATGTCATCAGACATCCACATAGGACGATAGAATTTATCCCCAGTGAACCCTACGATAGGGACATCCTGTACAATCTGTGAAGGCCCAGAAGCCCACGCTAGGTCAGCCCAGCCCTTCTTAGGGTTCAACGCAGTCACCATCAAGTCTGCAAGCTTCAAAGGATACTTGTCAGCGTCAGATAGAGTTGTGTCCAGCATGAACTGCAGGGAGAAACCAGCCTTACCATAGGAAGCTTCACGCTCCATAAGGTCTATGTCCGTGAATCGCTCAGGTTCTGTAGAAGTACCGATAGAATCATGTCTACGTTCTTCAACAAAGGGAGCTAAACGTCCTTGGTACATAAGCGATTGCTTATCTGTAGGGTATCGAGCAGGCCATACACGGATTTCATAGCCACGTTCAGGGAGTAAGTTGTAGATAGACATCTCAGTCTGAGGTGTACCTAGGTAAATCACTCGGCCATTAGGCTTTAATACCGCATCAAACTCTTTGATTGCTTCAGAGAGCTTGTCACGCATCGTCTGCGTAGCGGAGTTGTTCATAACCTCCACGTCATCAGCGATTATAGTGTTGGCGCGAGAACCTGTAAGTTGACCCGAGATGCCCACGGACTTAACCGAAGGTGAGTGGTCGGGCAAGGCAGGGCCAACGTCAAATGCAATGACAGAATCACGCTGGCCATTCTTTGTGCGAAGGTGGGAGAGCATGTCGATTTCATTAATCAATCTCTTAGTAAAGGTTGAGAACGCATCAGCACGTTCTTTGGAAGCTGATACCACCAGCACCTTGTGTTGAGGGTCGCAGTACAACAGCCACACTACATATGCAGATGTAATCCAAGACTTACCGATTCCTCGGAAGGCTTCTACGACACAACGTCTTGGCCCTATCTGAAGATAGCGCCCCATGTCGTATTGGATTGGTGTGGGGTCGGGGAGGTTTAGAGTCTTCCAGACTATATAGAGGAACTTACGGAAGTCCCCCTTGATAGGGTCAGTTTGAGTCGTGACCATTAATCACCTATTGTAGAGGTAGCTCCATCTCATCGAATGATGGGAGCATGTGAGTTAGATTGTCCAATGGATTACCTTGTGTAGGTACACCATCGATGCCGTTATCTTTTAAGAATTGACGGGCTACGTTTAAGTCACTGGCTTTAGCTTCACCATCTTGGATTCTGTCCAATAGTTGCTGTGCCAGACACTCATGTAGCTCAGATAAGATTTCATCTAGCTTGCGTGTCATCGTGTTAGTCCTTTAGCTTTCTCGTAGGAGCGCATACCGCCTAAGCCAAGTAATGCCATAACGAGAGTTGTGAGTTCTGCTGCTTGAATAGCTGGAAGTTCTGCAGGAAGTGCATAGAATGCGTTGATAAGTCCAGCAAAGGGCAGGATAAGGAACTGGTAACCAAGACCAATTGCACATACCCAGCCTATTGCAGGCCTCCAACCAGCCACAAACACAGAGCGATGCTTCGCACCTTCGATGTTAGCCATCGCTTGTAGGTTGTGGGGTTTCTGGAGGAGTTCAGTCATCTTCAGAGTAGCATTTGCTTTCTCTTCTTCAGATGTGAACAAGTCATCAAGACCATTCATGACACTCCCAGCAATCCCAGCAAAGGGATTGAGAGAGTTCATATAAGAATGTCCTGTTTAGTTTAAGTGCCTAGCCATTTAGCTAGGAAAGAAGTGCCAACACCACCAAGGCCCATAGACAACAGCATGGCTCCCGCTAGGAAACCTTTGCCTTTGACCAGTTGCTTTTCGAGTTCGTTGATACGCTTGGATAATGTGACAGTTGTCGTATTGAGCGACTCGACTTGCTTACTTAAGTTCTCAATCTGCGTGACTAAACGCCCTGCATCATAGTCAGTCATTGTTGACATTGTTCAGCCTCCTAAGCTGATTCTGAACCGATAGATTCACCTGAGTCGTACAGCATCCAACCCGTAGCAATGTACTTGTCGGTGGTGTACACAGGGTTACCACGGTGTGTGTGAGTGAAAGAAGCAGGCCAGACTACAAGAGTGCCTTTCTTAGGCTGACATCTGTAACCTTGGTATAAGAACTCAGTCTCACCTTCACCTTCTGGGACATCATTCAGGTATAACATGTACGTCAACGCTCGACGGGCAAGCGTATAGTTCTCACCTGATTGTTCCCAGTGAAAGGCGTAGTAGCCCCCTTGCTTCTTATGCGAATACTTCTGTACTTTAAAGTCGTGCGAGTGGAGCTTACTGCTCCGATGCATACCGAACTGCTTCATATAACTTGTTACAGCTTTCTCGATACCCGTATAGAAGCGGGTAGTCAGGTCATCATGTAACTCTTTGATGTCGTCAGGCCAAGTCTCAATAGTCTTGTCAAAGAAATGCGCGGCATCTCTCCTTATACTCATGTCGGAATGGTCATGATTAGCCTTCTCGTCCTCAGAAAGCCCGAAGGCTTTCATCTTTTCAAAGGCATCAATCACTTCATCACAGAAGGTTTCATCATAGATGTCTTCATATAAGTTAATAAACTGCATGTAATGCTTGCATCCTGTCTGTTTCCTCTTGTGACGGCTCTTCTTCTACAGGGCTAAGCATCCATTCAGGCGCTTGAGGTAGAGTTGGGAACCGAGTAGGAACATAAATTGTTGGGAAGTCTCGTAAGGATTGACGGTAGGTTAAGAGAGAGTCGTAGTCTTCATCTGTTAAGTTGTTACGCTCAAGATGTTTAGTAACTAGCCAATCACTTTGACCTAGCCAGAAGTCACGTTGCTCACGTACCTGTTCGATAGTTTGTATCGGAGGTAGCCAGCCCTGCACTTCGTCATATCTGTGATGTAAGGCAGCGTGTTCGCCATCTTTCTTCCAGTTACTAGGAGGCGCTACACCTTCTTCTAAGCTGAACATACCGTGTACGGCATAGCCTTTCTCATCGACTTCATAATAAAAGTCCATACGTTACTCCTTATATGCCGTGATAATCACACGCCCAGCTGCGCCTTTACCACCGTTAGATTGTGAATAGGAATTGCCACCATAAGAGCCACCAGCTCCACCACCACCAGCACCAAACTCGCTAGCATTTTGTGTCTGACCTAAGTTAGCTCTACGGGCTGTACCTCCAGCACCGAAGCCAGCTGCACCTGTGCCGCCGCTTGCTGAGTTATTGGAGTTGCCTGTTTGACCATCACCCCCTGCTGCTCCACCGCCAGAACCACCACAGTTACCGTTACCACGGTCACCGCCTCTGCCGCCAGATGTAGTCCCAGAAGCTGAGCCTCCGCTACCACCGTTAGGGCGATTAGCATAAGAGTAGCCATTACCTGTATAAGTAGATTGTCCACCACCACAGGTCACTGTTGACCCACCCACAGTGACAGTTGTACTACCGCCGTGGTTAGAGTTCATGCCAGAGTTGTTAGTACCGTAGTTCCCTTGGTTACCACCGTTACCTACGCTGAACGTGATGACTTCACCTACGGATACCGAATAGGTTTCATCTACAATACCTGAACCCGCACCGCCACCAGCAGCACCTGTTGAGTGACTCCAATAGCCTCCACCTAAACCACCGCCACCACCAGCACACGCTGAGATTTTCACCTTGTTATAAGGCGCGGCTACTGTATAGGAACCTGATGCGTTGAATGTCTGAGGAGGAGAAGGTGGAACGTAAGCGGCTGTCTGTGTAGAGCCGTCGCTAAATGTCACACCCTGTTGAGCAACCACGTTGCCGTTGGCAATGATGCTGCTCATTGATTTTATATCACCACCCGCTAAGATACCTTCTTCCGAAGCCAGTGAATATAAGTCTAAAGATACTAACTCATTTCCGTGAACCGCATACCCTGACTTACTATTCTCTACTACTGGGGTTACTACTGTATGCCCACTCCACCCGCTTACAGCCGCTGGCTCAAATACTTGGACTTTATAATTTGAAGAGGTATTCACATAGACTTGCAGGAGTTTCCAGCCATATGTGTTATCGGCTGTTTCATATAACACCCTAGCTCCAGTGATGCGGTTGCCATGTCCTCCACAGGTTATGACTGTAAAGTTAGAATCTGCATAACTACGTATCCATTCAATTCTAATATAGGCGTGGTCACCGCTATCACTGTCAGAAACTATTACCTCACCACGGTGCCGACTACTGTGTGATTTTGCAACAGTTATCCAACCACCACCTACAGTGGCGCTGGCAGCTCCTATCTCTCTTATGAACTTACTAGCGTGATGTCCGTCAACGGTATCAGCATCTAATCCTGAACCAGAGCCGTCCACTGCTTTAATCTTAGACAAGACCTGTGCAGATGTGTCAGGAGAGCCTGAAGGACCTGTGTTACCCGTAGGGCCTTGTGTACCAGCCGCACCTGTATTACCTGTTAATCCAGTTGGGCCTGAAGGACCTTGTGAACCCGTACTACCTGTCGGACCAGTATCACCTTCAGGACCCGTAGGACCTTGACTACCTGTACTGCCTTGACTGCCCGTTAAACCAGTGTCGCCTTGTGGACCTGTAGAACCTGTAGGGCCTTGAGCACCGTCACTACCGCTTGCGCCTGCTACACCTTGAGGACCCGTGTTACCAGTATCGCCTTGAGGACCTTGTGGACCTGTGCTGCCTGTAGCGCCTGTAGGACCAGTGTTACCCACAGGGCCTTGAGGACCTGTAGCGCCTGTATCACCGTCTGCACCTGTCGAGCCAGTTGAACCCGTAGGACCTGTGTTGCCTACAGGACCTTGAGGTCCAGTGTTACCTGTGTCGCCATCAGCACCTGTAGCTCCTGTTGAGCCTGTCGGACCAGTGTTGCCTACAGGGCCTTGTGGACCCGTATCACCTTGAGAACCTTGAGGTCCTACTGCACCTGTTGTACCTTGAGAACCTTGAGGTCCAGTGTTACCCATTGCGCCTGTTGTGCCTGTGTCGCCTTTCTCAGCGATGAGTTGCCACACGGTAGGTTGTGCCGATGGTACTGTACCAGCAGCAGAATTTTGAATAGCAGCGTAAGTGCTGCCGTTGTACTTAACAGCGTCGAAAGTTTCATACGCTGTTGTGGAAGACCAGTTGCCTTTGAGGGCAAAGCGTATCTTACCTATATTTAAAGTGGGCATTAGATTGTTATCTCCAGTTCACC